GCTCGGCTGGTACAGGTGGTGCAGGTTCCGCCGGCATGCCCGGCTTTATGATAATCGAGTGGTAATTGATCATGCGTTACGCCTACTTTGACCCTAATAATCGCGCAGTGCTGGGCTGGTTTGATACCGAAGCGTTTGAGGTAAACCTGCCGCCTGCAGAATTCCTGATCGAGCTGACCAGCAAGCAATGGGATACCTACTCCAGCTCCAGTTGCTGGGTGGACTACAGTGGCAGGCTGGTCACCTCCGCCCCTGAGCTGGTGATTCCGCTTGAACAGGCGGTTGCGGCCAAGCTGGCTGAGCTTGAAACCGCCTGTGCAGCCCAGATCGCAGCTGGCTTCTCTTCCGATGCGCTGGGTGAGACCTACACCTACCCGGCCAAGCCGACCGACCAGTCCAACCTGCAGGCCTCGGTACTAGCCTCGATCCTGCCCGGTGTTGACGCGTCCTGGACTACACCGTTCTGGTGTGCCGATGTCCAGGGCAAGTGGGCCTATCAGGCACATACGGCTGCGCAGATTCAGCAGGTCGGTGTGGACGGCAAGAACGCGATCAACGCCGCCATTGCACAAAAGATCGTGCTCGAGCAGCAGGTGGAAGCTGCCAAGACCGCAGCTGAAGTAGCAGCCATCATCTGGCCTCAAGATGAGGTAGCGGCATGATCCAGCTGGCCCTCTACAAGGCACCGGGCGACCTCTACGACCGGCTGATCCGAATCTGGACACGTAGTCCGTATTCGCACTGCGAGCTGGTTCTGCCGGATGGTCGCTTTGCCAGCAGCTCCCCGCGCGACGGTGGCGTGCGGGCCAGGCTGATTGAGCCGGATCCAGCGGTCTGGGACTTCCTGCCGTTGCCCTGGGTAAGAGAAGAAGTAGTCGAGGAGCTGCTGCAGGCCGAACAAGGCGCAGGCTATGACTGGGTCGGCATTCTGGGCAGCCAAATCTTGCCGATCGGTATCCAGAGCCAGTCGCGCTGGTTCTGCTCGGAATTCTGTGCTCAGGTGATTGGGCTGGAGCAGCCGCAGCGGTATTCGCCAGGCAGCCTATTCGAAACTACGTCCTGGGCACTCAAATTAGACTTTAATAGCCTAGGTAGCTAACGATTAGGAATGCAAGTTGATATGCCGGATCATGAAAAACATAGCCAGACCAAGCAAGCACTCTGGCTTGGGTGTATAGCTCTAGGAGCCGCGTCACTTCCACTCTGGTACATAATCGCGATGCAGAATAGCCAACACGAATACAAAGATATTGGGGCATATTGCTCCATCATCCCGTTTGTTCTGGTCACGCTGTTTAGCATGGTCCGACGTTAACGGTTATTGTTGCCCAATCTTTGCCACGAGTAGTACAGCATGGAAAACAGCGCCGCTTTTCAACTGATGCGATTCCAAATTCTTACTGCAGCTCATAGCGAGGCGGTAGGACAAAAATTATCCGCTGCGTACATCTACGCCTGGGACCGAGGAATCTTTCCAACCGCCCACGAAGGTGCAGACTGGCACAAACCATTCATTGACTACTTTGATGTCGGCCAAGACATGGTAGACGACCTCATTAAAGTCTTGGATGAAAACAAGTTCACCTTCTATGAGCTTGAGGACTATTACGACAATTCAGAATGGGATAGGGCCCAACTGATCGGGGCTTGTCGTTATCTTTTCTTGAGCGAATATTTTGATTTCGATTGGAATCGTCTTTTGACGCCCATGGAGCATCCGACTGAAGCTTCATCTATCACTAGGCCCTTCAGCCTAGATGATATTTATCTCAACTGATTGGATGAGATAAATCTTGTAAATCCGCGTCCTACAACCCGCGCCTGATGAACCCGGCGCGGGTTTCCCTCAGCCTTGCCGGTGTCATTCACCTGCGCAGGCACATCTCCAATGGCCGACTACTTACACGGCGTCCGTGTCCAAGAAATCAACGAGGGCACGCGCTCGATTTCCACCGTTTCAACTGCGATTGTCGGGATGGTCTGTACCGCAGACGACGCCGACGCCGCTGCTTTTCCCTTGAACACCCCCGTCCTGGTCACCAACGTCCAGACCGCTGCCGGCAAGGCTGGCACCAAGGGCACCATGGCCGAGGCCTTGCAAGCCATTGCCGATCAGTCCAAGCCCGTCACCGTTCTGGTCCGCGTCCCCGAAGGCGCAACCGAAGCCGAGACCGTCTCCAACATCATCGGCGGATCCGCAAACGGCAAGTACACCGGCATGAAGGCCCTGCTGTCCGCCAAGGCTCAGTTGGGCGTTACCCCGCGCATTCTGGGCGTGCCCGGCCTGGATACCCAAGCTGTGACCTCCGCCATGGTCAGCATTGCCCAGAAGCTGCGCGCCTTTGTCTACGCGAGCGCCTGGAACTGCGAAACCATGGAAGAGGCCGTGGCCTACCGTAACCAGTTCGGTGCCCGTGAACTCATGCTGCTCTGGCCTGACTTCCTGGCCTGGAGCACCTCATCCAATGCCACCGTGACCGCCAACGCAACCGCCCGCGCCCTGGGGCTGCGTGCGCAACTGGACAAGGAGGTCGGCTGGCACAAGACCCTGTCCAACGCCCCGGTCAACGGCGTCACCGGCATCAGCAAGGATGTGTTCTTCGACCTGCAGGACCCCTCGACCGACAGCAACTACCTCAACAGCCACGAGGTGACCACGCTGATCAACCAGAGCGGCTACCGCTTCTGGGGCTCGCGCACCACCACAGACGACTCGCTGTTCGCCTTCGAGAACTACACCCGCACCGCCCAGGTGCTGATGGACACCATGGCCGAGGCGCATTTCACCTTTGTGGACAAGCCCATGCACCCCAGCCTGGTCCGCGACATCATCGAAGGTATTAACGCCAAGCTGCGCGACCTCACGGCCCAGGGCTACCTGCTCGGCGGCGAGTGCTGGTACGACGAAGAGGTCAACACCAAGGACACCTTGAAGGCTGGCCAGCTGCGCCTGGACTACGACTACACCCCGGTCCCGCCCCTGGAAGACCTGACCCTGCGGCAGCGCATTACTGACTCGTATCTGACGAGCTTTGCCGACCGCGTGAATTCCTAACCTTTTGCATAAGCGCGTTTTCGGACGCGCCCCAGGAGAGCTGCCGCTATGGCCTTGCCCCACAAACTCAAAAACGTGAATTTCTTTAACGAGGGCTACAACTACCTCGGTCAAGCCAAGAGCGTCACCCTGCCCTCGCTCGGTCGCAAGATGGAGAGCTACCGAGGCGGCGGCATGAACGGTCCCGTTAAGATCGACTTTGGCATGAGCGATGATGGTCTGCAGCTGGAATGGACCCTAGGCGGCCTGGATGTAACCGTACTCAAGCAGTTCGGCATCACCAATGCCAGCGGCGTGATGCTGCGCTTTGCAGGCTCCTTCCAGCAGGACGATACCGCGACCGATACCTCGGTCGAGATTGTGGTTCGTGGCCGTCACGAGACCATCGAGATGGGCGATGCGGCCCCAGGCGAAGACACCGAGCACAAGATCACCACCCCCTGCACCTACTACAAGCTCACCGTAGACGGCGAGGTCGTGATCGAGATCGATCTGCTCAATTTCATCGAGAAGATTGGCGGTGTTGATCGCCTTGAAGGCCAGCGCAAAGCGCTGGGCATGTAATTCATTTTTTCGATTTAGAAATTTCTAAATTCCAAATTCGCCCGTTTCGGCGGGCTTTCTGATAGGTAGGAGTTCTACCCATGACTACCCCCACTCAAGACCCGGCTGCTCCAGTGGCCGTTAACGCGCATACCATCGTTCTGGACGAGCCGATCAAGCGCGGCGAGCAAACGATTGATCGCATCACCCTGCGCAAACCCAAGGCGGGCGAGCTGCGTGGCATTTCCCTGTCCGATCTGCTCAACCTGGATGCGGCCGCGATTATCAAGGTAGTGACGCGTATCAGCATGCCAGTACTGACCGAGGCCGAAGCACGCTCCATGGATCCAGCGGATCTGGTGGAGGTGGGAGGAACAATTGGCGGTTTTTTGTTGAAGAAGTCGATGAAGGAGCTGCTCTCCCCCGACATGTAGAGGATGCGATGGCAGACCTTGCCATCACTTTCCACTGGCCACCGGCCCAGCTGGATGAGCTGAGCCTGGCCGAATTGATGGATTGGCGTGAACGCGCCCGTAAACGAGCAAGCCCCGATGGCAGCCAATAGTCTACAGATCCGAGTGCTGCTATCGGCACTCGATAAGGTCACCTCTCCTCTCAAGCGCATCATGGCTGGCAGCAATGCAACGGCCAAAGCGCTTAAAGACACCCGTGACAAGCTCAAGGCACTCAATGCCCAGCAAGCGGATGTCGAAAGCTACCGCAAGCAGCATGAGGCGGTTCGACAAACTGGCGAGCAGCTGGCTAAGGCACAAGAGCGGCTGCGCAAATACCAGGAGCAGCTCAAGGCTATGGAGGCGCCCTCGGCGGCGTTTCAAAAGACGTTTATCAATGCCAGCACGGCGGTCGACAAACTCAAGGCGAAGCACAGCGAACAGCGTGTCGAGCTACAGCGCATTATTCCCAGGCTTAAAGACGCTAGTATCGATACCCGCGACCTAGCTGGCAGTGAAAGTCAGCTTAGGAATCGGATCGAGGCGACGACGCAGGCCTACCGGCAGCAGCAAGAGCGCATGAAAGCCGTAGCGGCGCAGCAGGAGCGCTTGGCCCGAGCCAAGGCAAGCTATGAAAAATCTAAGAACTTTGCTGGCAATGCCGCCATTGCCGGAGGCAGTAGCCTAGGCAGTGCTCTTGCCATGAGCCAACCGCTGAAGGCCGTATTTGGGGCCTATGCACCGGCCGAAGATGCGGCCACTCAACTCAAGGCCTCCATGATGGGGGCGGACGGTAGCGTCTCGGCTGAATTCAAAAAGATTACGGATCTGGCCACCCAGCTGGGTGATCGGCTGCCTGGTACGACAGCGGACTTCCAGGAAATGATGACGATGCTGCGCCGGCAGGGCATCAGCGCGCAAAGCATCCTAGGGGGGACTGGTGAAGCAGCGGCCTACCTAGGTGTGCAGCTCAAAATGCCTGTTACTGAGGCGGCCGAGTTTGCCGCCAAGATGCAGGACGCTACACGCACTGGCGAGAAGGACATGCTCTCGCTAATGGACATGATCCAGCGCACCTATTACCTCGGTGTCGACAGCGGCAACATGCTCAGCGGCTTCGCCTCGATCAGCCCAGCGCTTGATGTCATCAAAAAGTCCGGCCTGGATGCTGCCAATGCATTAGCCCCGCTCCTGGTACAAATGGATCAGGTCGGGATGGAAGGCAGCGCAGCCGGTAATGCCCTGCGTAAGATTTTTCAGTTAGGCATGGACACCAAGAAGGTAGGCAAGGCCAACAAGAACATCAAAAAATACGGCATTCAGCTCGACTTTACCGACGGGAAAGGTGAGTTTGGTGGCGTCGATAATCTGTACAAGCAGCTTGAGAAGCTCAAGAAGCTCAACACCGAGCAGCGCCTGAGCGTAATGAAGGATATTTTCGGCGATGACTCTGAAACCCTGACAGCACTCAACTCGATGATGTCCAAGGGTATCGAGGGTTATCGGGAAGTCCAGGGCAAGATGCAAGCGCAGGCTGACCTTAGAAAGCGCGTCAATGAGCAGTTGGAAACGTTGACCAGCATCATGGATGCCGCACAGGGTAGTTTTACCAACATGCTTGCAGAGTTTGGTGGAGCTGCCGCCCCACAGCTTAAGCAGCTGGTTACCTTACTCGGATCAGTAACATCAAGCGTTGGAGCCTGGGCCAGAGAAAATCCTAAAATTGCCGGTGGTATGGTCATCGCTCTGGGTGGGCTAACCGCGTTGGCTGCAGCGTTTGGAGCCATGGCCCTTGCCGTGGCCGGCGTGCTTGGGCCGATGCTTGCCCTGCGATTCATGCTGGCCCAGTTCGGGATTCGCCTACCTAGTATTTTGGGACTTTTGGTGAACCTGGGAAAAAACGTCTTACCGATAGTAGCTACCGGGGTTCGTATGCTTGGTGCTGCGGCGATGGCCAACCCGGTGCTGGCCATCATCATGGGACTGATTACTGCAGGAACGTTGCTCTACACCAACTGGAGCACGGTGGGTCCCTGGTTTGCCTCGCTCTGGCAAGAGATCAAAAACGGCGTTAACGGTGGTATCAGCGGCATTCTGCAGCTGCTCGCCAACTTCTCCCCCATTGGTATCTTTTACAGTGCCTGGGCAGCGGTGCTGAATTACATGGGGGTAGAACTACCGGCCCGGTTTACTGACTTTGGCAGCATGATCATCTCCGGCCTGGTAAACGGTATTACCAACAACATGGGCAAGGTCAAGGACGCCGTGGTCAACGCCGCCGGCGGGGCGATTGACTGGTTCAAGGAAAAACTCGACATCCACTCGCCCAGCCGCGTCTTTGCTGAACTGGGCGGCTTTACCATGGCCGGCCTGGCTGTAGGTCTGGCCAAGAACGAAGATGGGCCGCTCTCCCAGATGGCCAGCACGGCCAAGCGTCTGACTGCTGCCGGTGCAGTAGCTGTCGGTGCGGGTACAACAGCTTTGCCAGCCATGGCGGGAATGACGTTTGACGACCGGCCTCCTGCCGCTCAGGCAGCCGCCGCTCCCATGGTTATTCAGGGCGATACGGTCACCATTCACCTCAACGTCGGAGCCGGTGTAAATGCCAAGGATCTAGCCCAGCAAATTGGTGCGGTGCTCGATCAGCGTGAGCGCGAGAAAGCGGCCCGCCTGCGCTCACGCCTTTCGGATAAGGAGTAACCCGCCATGATGATGGCCTTGGGACGTTTTATCTTTAGCCTCTCCACCCTGGCCTACCAGGAGCTGCAGCGACAAACCGAGTACCGGCACCCGAGCAGCTCGCGTGTGGGTGCGCCGCCGGCGCGTCAGTTCGTGGGCAAGGGCGACGACAGCATCACCCTGCCCGGCTGGGTCGCGCCGGAGCTAACGGGTACTGCTGCCAGTTTGGATGTGCTGCGCTATATGGCCGAGTCCGGCTCGGCCTGGCCCATGATCGAGGGCACCGGCCGCATCCTGGGCGTGTGGGTGATCGAAAGCATCAGCGAGACCAGGACGATCTTTTTCCGGGACGGTGCGGCCCGGCGTATCGAGTTCACCCTGTCGCTCAAGCGCATCGATAACGACCGCACCGATATCCTCGGGGCCGGCATCGCCTCGGCCAACGGCATTCTGCGGAGCATCTTATGATCCGCGAAGCCATCGACCAGGCCACCGGCCAGCTGCGCAAGCTGTACGACCAGGAGGTCAACGGTGCTAGCTATCCAGTCGCTATCTACAAGCTCACCGTCGACGGGACAGACATCAGCAACCTGATAGCGCCGCGGCTGATCAGCCTGGACCTGACCGACAACCGAGGCCTGGAAGCGGATCAGCTCAGCATTGTTCTGAGCGACCACGATGGCCTGCTCGCTATTCCACCACGCGGAGCCAAAGTCCGTCTCTGGCTGGGCTGGAATACCACCGGGCTGGTCGACAAGGGCACGTATATCGTCGATGAGACAGAGCACAGCGGCGCGCCGGACGTGCTGAGCATTCGTGCCCGCAGTGCAGACCTGAGAAAGGCGCTCAAGGCTAAGCGAGACGCCGGCTACACCAACACCACCCTGGGTACGATTCTGCGCACCATCGCCACCCGGCAAGGCCTCGCGCCAGTCATTGCCAAGGAGCTGGACGCACTCCAGGTGCTGCAGCTGGACCAGACCGGCGAATCTGACGCCAACCTGCTCACTCGCCTGGGCGAGGATCACGATGCGGTGGCCACCATCAAGGCCGGCCGGCTGATCTTTATCCAGCAGGGAAAGGGCAAGACAGCCAGCGGCGCAGATCTGGGCCATATCACCCTCACCCGTGAGGACGGCGACCAGCACAGCTATCTGCAGGCGGATCGGGAGAGCTACGAAGGCGTCCGCGCGTATTACTACGATGTAAACAGCGCAAAGAAGCAGCACGCCATTGCCGGTGGTGGAGACAACCTCAAGGACTTGCGGCACACCTACAGCGATCAGGCCAGCGCCCTACGTGCCGCGCGTGCGGAATGGAATCGCCTGCAGCGTGGGACCGCCACCCTCACCTACCAGCTGGCCCTGGGCCGTCCTGATCTGATACCCGAACTCAGCTACACGCTCATGGGCGTCAAGGCCGAGATCGACGCGATCATCTGGCATGGCGGCAACGTCCAGCACAGCCTCACCGCAGACGGTGGCTACACCACGCGCCTCGACCTAGAAGCCAAGCTACCTGAAGATTTGGTTTCGGATCTGTTCGAGGAAGTGCAAGGCGACTATACCGGCGTGATTGCGTATTACCGCGACAAGGCGACCGGCAAAGAGGTAGCGGTGACGGCAGGTGATCAGACCAAGCCTAAGCGGTTGCACTACCTGTATGCCAATAAGCACACGGCAAAGCGCGCCGTAGAGCGGGAGTGGAAAAAGCTGCAGGAAGCAAAAGCGGCGGAATAGGCACACAAAAAGTGCTTATACAGTATTGTTAACTGTATCTATATACACTACCATTTATCGAATACTGGTTGGTTATACAGTATTTTTGTGTGACAGGATCTACAAAAGGAGTTGTTTTACTGATGTACAAGCATAATGGATTTATTGCAGATCCTGTAGACACAAAAGTCCAACAAGCTAGTTGGGCTGTATTTTTCTTGAAGCTACTTTGTGCAGAGTTCTACCGCTCTTTCATTCAAATCGCTGATATCCATGCGAATCACAGTACCAGTTCCCTCATATTCAGGCTCTATTCGCCAGATTTCTTCAAGCTGCGCCCAACCATGCTCTTTAGCATGGCTTCGTGCAGATCCGTTGAGGGCATAAGTTTTTCCGTTAGCCGTTACAGTCATCAGCGGTGGTATTTCGCAGGCCAGTTCTACTTGAGTAACAGTAAATGGCCACTTTTCACCGTATTCAGCTTTATTAACTGTCACGGTATCAGCGCTGGCCTGTGCTACACGGATGGCAGCTGCAATGAGAATAAGAGCAGCCAGAGGCTTAGAGGAAATGAAAGCCATTTCATTGGGTTCCTTTTGTTTTTCCGACGACATTCAGCCGTCTTGGCCGAATCTGAAAAAGCACAATCAGTAATTTTCGTTACTGGAGGTCCCATCTACCTTAGCCACGGTAAGAGCTATATGGCGGAAAGAGTCTCTGCTAAGAGCTGTCATACCTCGGTACGAGTTAAGCAACTCAACCTCTTCGGAAGAAAGGCTAGTTTCACTTGTAGAGAGACGCTGTCCAGTCAGGACATAGAGCACATCTACTCCAACGTTAGCCAACGCAGACAAATAGGCACTATCGGGGTTTCTATCACCCTTCTCATATTTTCCCTGTGTATTGCGATTGACTCCGCCAACTTGGCCCATTTCGTCCTGGCTAAGTTTCAATCGCTCCCGCTCTTTACGCAGGCGGTCGCCTAATGAGTACGTTTGCACGCATTTTCCTTTGACATGAACACGTTTGCATGCATAATTAGTGTTTAATGAACACAAACGAACACAGAATATCACTATGTCTGCGCCGTTAACTACAGAGCAAGCCAGAGCCAACCTTGATAGACAGGGGATTAGCATCGCTGAGTTTTCCCGCCGTCACGAATTGAACAAGAACCTTGTTAGCGATTTGTTGGCAGGTAGGAAGAAAGGTAAGCGTGGTATGGCCCATAGAGCAGCTGTCTTGCTTGGCCTAAAAGACGGCGTAATTGAACAGTAACGGCTAAAGACAAGGGATAAAACGAGAACATGAAAAAAGCCGTTCTAGAGACTCGCCGTCAGGTGGCCAGCGCAGTGATCTGTGACTATCCAGGCGGCCGCGAATGTGCAGCTGCTCGCCTGGGCATGCCACTCAAAAAGTTCGATAACCACCTGTATGAGAACGCGGGCAGCCGTCCTCTGACTGACGACCAGATCGTCCAGCTGGAGAAGGATGCAGGCACCACGCATTTGCCAGACTACATCGCGGCCCAATACGGCGGTGTGTTCGTGAAACTCGACGAGGCGGGCAATCTGGACAACATCGATCTGTATACCTTTGCCGTGAATACCACGGTCAAGCGTGGCCTGGTCGATCAGATTATTGCCAAGGCTTTAGAAGATGGCGTCGTGGACGAAAGCGAGATAGCTCAGATCCTGGCGGCACATCGTCAACACATGAGCGCGCGCTGCACTGAGGTGTACTCGGTTATTGCGTTGCACTCGAAACCGTCAGGCTCAAGGCACTGACCGCCTAGCCAGTACAAACGCAAGGCCCTGCAGTATCAAAGGTAACGAGAATGAAGTACGTACCTGAAGAATTTGGCCTCAATGCCACCGCTTCCGAGGATAGGGGAGCTGCAAAACCATGGGAGCAATGGCAATGAAATGCCCGAGCTGCCGTGAAAAGCTCCGTATGCGCACCACAGAAGAGGAGGCACCATGCTTCAAGAACGTATGGTACGAGTGCACCAATTTCGACTGCGGGGCGACCTTCAAGGGTCATCAGACCATCGTTCACCAGATCCGGCCATCGGCGCTGGAGCAGCCCTATCACGTAGTGCCCATGGCTCCGACCGTGACCGGGAAGCTCAAGCCCAAGATCCCGCAGGGCTCCACCAAGCCAGCCTCGCTGGATAAAGCTGGTCCGGAGCAGCGTCCATGAACATTCAGCCCCCTGAACACTACTTGGACAGCATGCAGGCCGCTGCCCTCTCCTTCCTGATCCGCCACCAAGCCGAGCATTTAGGCAATACGGATCAGCTGATCGAGCGCGCCGTGACTCACCTCAACGAGCGGTTGCAGGTGCCAGTCCACACGGCCAAGCGCTTGGTCGACCGAGCCTATTCCGAGCTCAAGCCCGAGCCCGAGCATCGCTACCTGGACGTAGACAGCAGCACCGGCCTGGTCGCTGTGCTTGTAGATCCGGAATCAGGCCGGCGCTACCGAATACCCATAGCGGAAGTCTTCGCGGCCTGTATCGACGATCCGGACCTGCCGCCTAAACCCAGCTCAACACACTAATACCAGCCCAAAATTCTCAATGGGTTTGGGGAAGCTTTGCCCGCTGTACAAGGAAACGTTATGCAAACCGCTCAAAACACCGCTGCAAAGGTCCTGCAGCGTACAAGCAGAAAGCGTCGTGCCCCGGCTGATTCGCCGGCCTCTGCGCTCTATGCAGCGGTATCTATTCGCGGCAAGCCTTCCCTTCCAGAGATGGCCAAAAGCAACCTGGCCAAGTTATCTGAAAAGCAGTGCAGAACGTTCTTGGGTGAAGCAGCAAAGCGTATCAAGGCCGAAGCCAATACTCGCGCCGGTAAATGGCTGCGTAACCTCGATCGGCTACATAAGTCCGGTCGCCGAACTCGGCAGGAGAGCTGGGACAAGCTCGCCGCGATCATCGAGCCCATGCTGGCTAGGCTGGATATGGCCACAATGGTACTTGGCTGGCTGGATAATGAAGGCCAGTTTCGTCTCAATCTTCAAAACCGTATCGCGGTAGATTCAAACCTCAAGCAATGTGCGCTATCCAGACTGCTGAAGCTACTCAGCGAGGCGCGTTATATTCGTCGCGTACACAAACGTCTCTACCAAGACGGCAAGCGCTGGATCACCCGTACAATGATTGTGCTTCGGCCACGCTTCTTCATCGAGCTAGGCTTGGCTCATCAGCTGGCCCAGGCACGCATACGAAAGAAAGAGAAACGCCGCGCAAAGCTCGCCGAGATCGCACGGCGCCAAAACCAGCAAGCACTCCAAGAGCTGACTGATAATCAAGCAAGAGTCGCACGTAAGCGCAGCTTTCAGGCACGTGAGCGCATCACAGCAGAGCGCGCACTAGATGAGCAGCAGCAACAGACACGCCGTAACCAAGCTGCAGATCTAGCAGAGTTCGCCAAGCAACATAAGCACCTAGAATACTCAGACGTAATCAGGCTCTGGAAGAGTTTGAACCAAGCTTAATCCCTCTCAACAAATTCAAACCGTCTCAGGCGGTGCCTCTACTCGTCTACACCCTGCCCTCCCCTGCTTTTTCAGCTCATAGCCAGCTCAGGTGAACCCAAAACTGAGTCCAAGCCGTTGGCCAAGCGTATTTCAGAAATGCGGTTAATGCTGTAGCGCTGGTATTACTAAAGATAACTGCAAATTTAGGTGTGCTGTGGTACCAGCTACGCTTATAAAACAGAGCCTTTGGATCGTGCCGGTATCAATTCCGTACAGACCTGATGCCTTTGTATTGATGCTTCCCCGACTTCGCGCCTACAGGCGCGCGGGGTCCCCTAGGTTCCCACTGGAACAACAGAGCTACTTGAGTGTTCTCGCGCCCTTCCAGTCATTGCACGCCGCACAACCATCAAGGTTTCCCTAACAGTTCTGAGCGGCGGCGTTTCACTCCTTCACGGCGCTGCCTTTCGGCTTCGTCTCGCAAGCGAGCCGGGGCAAACAATAAGGGGGCGGTCGAGGTCTTTCGCAGCGGGTTTTCAGAGCCTTTAAGAGCAGGCAAAGCGTCACATGAGAAGCAGATCCGTAGGCGCGCGATGGGGGCCGCAGAAAAGGGGGACCTCTGCAGGGTTTTGCAGGGCTTTCATGACGGTGAAAACGCCGCGCAGGCCCCGTAGCGGGCCGCACAGAGACCAGTGCAGGGATGCAGAAAAAGCGACCTATTTAGCCCGCAGGCGTCGTGGGGGGACGATTGCGCGCGCCGGGTGCTGGAGCTAGGGAAACTTCCGCTCACCGTATTTTTGGGGGGCGTTCTATCTAGGCGTCGCCAGCGCGTAGCGAGCACAGTTAGTGAAGCGGAGCTCCTACATGCGATACATGTATAAAATACATTCAGAGTAATTACGTTATACGCATTTCATACGTATAAAATATGTATTGCATATGTATTTGGTATTGATATCATCCGTACCGCATACATAACCAGATGCCACGGGAGGCGTCATGATCGTTCTCATCGGCAATACGAAAGGCGGTACCGGCAAGAGCACCACTTCCGTTCAGCTCGCAGTCGCACGAGCTAACCAGGGCAAGAATGTTTGGCTGGTCGATGGAGATCCGCAGAACAGTTCCGGCCAGGCTATTACGCTTCGTTTGATGGATGGAGTAAAACCAGCCGTCGCTGCATCCCATTACCCGAAAGGCGATGACTTCTACGTCCAGGTTGAGCATCAATCCAAGCTTTATGATGATGTGATTCTGGACTGTGGTGGTTTCGATAGCGAGTCGTTGCGCTCCGCCTTGGCCTTGGCCGATGTACTGGTGGTCCCGTTCCAACCTCGTGCCTTCGACACGTGGGCACTTAGCAAAATGGCTTCTCTTATAGATGAAGCACAGCGCGCCCGCTCGCGAGCCAAGATTCAACCCCTCCGTGTGCATGCCATGCTTTCTATGGCTGATCCTGGTGTGAATGCCTCTGACAACCTTGAAGCTGAAAGGGTACTTGAACATTACCCACAACTTCCTTTCTTGGATGCATCGCTCGGCGATCGAAAGGCATTTGCTGTTGCATCAAGCCGCGGACTTAGCGTCGATGAGCTTGAGCGTAAGGATCAGAAAGCCAGCTTCGAGCTCAAGCGTTTGGTGCGTCATATCTTTGGAGATGTTGAATGAAAAAGAAGGTATCGATGCTTCCCCCTGGAATGGCTCCAGCTGCACCAACTGAGCAGCCAGATAACCAAGCCATAAAGCAGTTCATTCAGGGTGCTCCCGATAGCGGTAAACCAGTCGAAACTGAGGCGCCTAAAAAGAAGAAGAAAAGGGAGCCGGTAACGATGCTTTACCCAGCCGATCTGCTTGAGCGTGTAGATGACTTTGTTCGAAATGACGAGGTTTTGAACACTAGGACAGCTTTCGTAATGCAAGCTATTCGGAATGAACTCAAGCGGCTACAGGAGTGAGCCGCTTGTTTAAATGCTCAGTCCATCTGCTACTGCACATATGAAATACGTATAATATACGTATGAAATAAACATAAAATACATATTTATTGAACATGTAATAGGTAGATCATACGTATAACGTAAGTATTTCATATGTATTTGCTTTTCGTGCTACAAATTCCGGACTTTTCCGGGATAGGGGCCGATGACTTAGAAATGGGCCAGAAAGCCTTTCTTGATCAACGCTTTTCAGCAGATCTGTTAGTTAATGGCGGGGCTCATGCTACAAATGCCGGACTTTCCGATTTTCATAGCGAGTAGGGGAGGGTGGGTAGCTTACCCGGTGCTACAAATTCTGGACTTTTGCTCTTAAAAAGACTCAAAAATCAGTGTTCTTGATCTGTTTTTTTATCTTGTTTTTTAACTTGTTTATAGAGATCGCTGCAGGCCTTTAGCCATGCGGCCTCCAGCGAGGCGTGTGCTACAAATTCCGGACTCTATGCTACAAATTCCGGACTCTATGCTACAAATTCCGGACGTTATCCACACTCGCGCTACAAATTCCGGACATGTAGCCGATAAGCTTTTGATTAGATACACTCGGTCTTTCATTCCCGGCATGTGACTCATTATGACGGACCTGATGATCGACGAGGCCGACCACTGGGTAGTAAAGGGTAACGCTCTGTTGGAAGCGGCATACAAAATGACGCTCCAGGAGAAGCGCTTGCTTTTACTAGCTATCTCCAAGATTGACTCTCGCAAGCCAATCCCTGAGCCGATCCGCATCTATGCGCATGAGTTCGCTCAGGCATACAACCTGCCGGGAAAGTGGGCCTATGAGGCTATCAAGGAAGCAACAGAAAGCCTGTACCACTGCACGATCAAAATCCCAGAAGTAGCAAACAGCCCCGAAGACGAATACCGCTGGATTTGGCGTAAGAGCACGACCAAATATGACGGCTTCGTTGAGCTGTACTTCACTCCTGTTGTCGCACCCTACCTATCTGAGCTGACAGGCGATTTCACGCGTTACAAGCTGATGCGCGTAGCTAACCTGACCTCAGTTCATAGCGTACGGCTGTTCGAGATGTTCATGCGCTATGAGGTTGAGGGGTTCGGCTACTGGATCGTCAAACTGGACGACTTCCGCGAGCGCCTTGGCTTGGGCAAAGCCTACGAGCGTATGAGTAATCTGCGGACACGTGTGTTGGATCCAGCAAAGAATGAGCTACCCGAGAAGGCCAACATGGTGATGGACTACGAGATCATCAAAAAGGGCAGGGTGCCGGATCGATTGAAGTTTACGTTTTATTCGACGACAGACGCAGATACTTTGCCTAATCTAATGCAGATTTAAAGAGTTCCCTAATTGGTTACACTGACGCTCTTTATCTAAAATAAATATCATTAACAGGGTGGCGGTAGCTAATATTTATTAATATCAGTTAATAATAAACAACCGTACTCAAGTGCTGTATAAGGAATGGAAATGCCTATTGTAGTTAGCATGATAAATTGGAAGGGTGGTGTCGGCAAAACTTCGCTTACGCTTCATCTGGCGGCTGGTTTAGCTTCTAGACATTCGAAGCGTGTTTTGCTTATTGACTTGGATGCGCAGTGTAATCTTTCATTTCTTGCTGTTGGACTTTCTCGGTATGTAAATCATACCTACAAGAGTAATGGATCAACTTTAAAAACAATTTTTGATGCTTACTTTGAAAGATCGAAGATTAAACCAAAAGACGTTATCCTATCGAAGAATGTGCGTGCGCGAGCAGATAGAGTGTTTACTCAAGTAGATATCGTTCTTTCTCACCAAGAGCTGACTCTTTTAGATATGAAATTAGCTCGTGAGAAGCGCTCAGGAAGAGATCACCGCGAAGAAACCCGTTTCGAAATAGAGAAATTATCAGTAATAAAAAATATTATTGATGAGGTTTCTGATAATTATGATTATGTGCTCTTGGATTGTCCGCCTAACGTTAATTTAGTTACTCAAAATGCTTTCTTTGCCAGTGACTATTATGTTGTACCAGCTATCCCAGATTTTCTGTCTACTGTAGGTATTTCGCAGATTGCTAAATACATGGATCAGTTCAATCAAGACTATCGATCTATGTGGGCTTATGCTGGTCTCTCAGACAACTATGTTGAAACAAAATTTGGCGGCATTATCTTCAATATGGTAGACGAGTATGGTGGTGGTCCTAAAGATGGCCATAATCAAATTATGACTTCTACCGCTGCCCAGTTGGGCTCAGGAGCAATATTCAAAAATTATGTTACTGATGGTGACGGTATGTCAGCTGCGGCTCAAGTAAACTTACCTGTTTTTGCTTTCAGCGACCTTCCTAGATCCCAACAGAATGCTGAAAAGCAAGCAAATTATATGAGTCGAGTAGTTGATGAGTTTCACAAAAGAATTATATAGGTTGCATAATGAAAACTCATGAGTTTGCGCAGCATCTTGAAATGTTAGCTCGGTTATTAAGAAATTTACCTGATACAGAACTTGGATCGAATAATTTTTCAGAAATAAAAGAGCTCTTACCTAGAAAAGTAACTTCTAAAAAGAGCGTAAGTCGAAAGAAAAATTTTTTTGTAGAGGATGTTACGTATAGACTTTCTCTAATGTCTCCTGCTGAAATAGAGGATTACCTGCTTTCGGAGGATTCAGACTTTACAGTAGGCGATCTTTCAGAGCTGGCTAATTATATTGGAATAACCTCATCGAAGCGTCAAAGTAAAATAGCACTAGTAAATATGGTTACTCGTCACTATGAAGCATTGAAAATGCATAGTATTATGCGCGGTACGCAAGATGACGAAATATAATTATCTAAAATATATTAGATAATATGCGGTTAAATATTTTATTTTAAGTAGATCTATAATAAAAAATTTATCAAATAAAAGCCTTTTTAAGGCTTTTATTTGATAAACAAAGTGAATTGCTATTAAGCCAGTTATTTAAGGCGTGCAGCTGTCTCCCGTTTGAATCGAGACACTGTACTAGTGGAGCAGCCGAGCAAATCTGCTGTCTTACGGACAGAAAAGCCCTTAGCCAAACACTCTTGAATCCGACGCCGTTGCTCCTGGTCGGTTTGCCTTCCCCGATATAGGCCGTTGCTCTTGGCTTTCTCGATGCCTTGTATTTGTCGCTCGCGCCGTGTGTCGTAGTCCTTGCGCGCAAATGCGGCCATGAACTCCAGAAACATCTGGCTGATCGCTTTAAGCATCCACTCTTGAATACCGTCTTCGCCCGTAGGTTTGAGCACGGCATGTGTAATGGGCAGATCGAGCGCGACGACCTGGAGGCCTGCCGCTGCGATCTGGTTACGCAACTGCTCCCAAGCCGGTCTGGGGAGGCGGGTCAGACGGTCGACTGATTCTACCAAGAGCACATCACCAAGTGAGGCATCAGCAAGCAGACGCAGCAGCTCGGAGCGGTCCACTGTCGTGCCCGAGGCATTCTCTATATAGAAGGCAGCGATACGGACACCTTGATCTGCTGCAAAGGATTGGAGCGTCTTTCTAGCCCGATTAGCGTCCTGGTCGTCAGTGCTGGCTCGAAGGTAGGCGCGAATGAACATTTAAGGCCTCGGGTGTAGTCGTTAGGTGTAGCGAATTATAGGTGTAGTCGTATAAGTCGTTTTACCTATTTATCGCTACACCTAAAAGGCCCATTTTGGGTGTAGTCGCTGGGGTACACCCTAATGACTACATAAGAAAAGCTATTAGTTAGGTCTTTTCTCACAAGGCCCTAAGCTGTCGATATGCGGATGAATGTGCTTAGATCATTGAAAACTAATTAGAAGGCTAAGCATGGACGTTCTAATGGGGCTGCTAGCTGCTCTGTGTTGGGGCGGTACAGACTTTCTGGTAGGTATCAACGCTAGAGCAGTCGGGGTTAAGAAAGCCGTATTTTTTGGACAGTTGGTAGGCTTCATTATTATGAGCTTGCTTCTGCTATGCCTACCCAAGCTATCAGTTCAAGCAGCTAACGCCTCCTCGGGTGGTTGGGTCGCTGGTTTCATCGCTTCTCTTTTCACAGTCTCAGGCTCTCTTTCTTTATCAAGAGCATTTGCTATTGGAAAAGCATCAATAGTAGCTCCACTAGTCACATCATACGGTGTGGTAACAGCAACGCTGTCCTGGCTTAGCGGTGAAACCCTAAGCACAACTCAGTTAGTCGGCCTTGGGGTCTGCCTGGCCGGTGTTATCTTGGCTACCTTATCGTCCGAGGGTGACGAACATAAAAAGCATACTTCTACCCAGTCTGTACTCTATGCGCTTTTTGCTGCTCTCTTGTATGGATGTAGCTTTTGGCTTCAAGGCAAATACGCGCTACCCGAGCTAGGCGCTACAGCCATGCTATGGCTAGGTTATGCCGTTGGGTTAATGTCATTGACCGGAATGCTTGTTAAGGAATCGTTGCCGTTTTCTCTGCCCCCTATGAGGTACTACTCAAGTCTGCTAGGTGCCAGCTTTCTGAATTTAGGAGGCTTTTCTACTTTTGCTCTGGGCGCTACCTATGGATCAGTAGCAATTGTCACAATAATCAGCACCTTATCTGGCGGTGTAGCCGCAATCCTAGGCTTTCTTTTCCTTAAAGAGCGTTTGCAACCCGTGCAAGTAGCGGGTGTCCTTGGTGTGCTCGCAGGAGCGGTGGTGCTCCATTTGAGCTAACAGCATTGCCTCTAAATGACACTATATTTGAGGTCATAACATCTTGAATCTTACGTGACGATCCCCTTAAGTCCTGTAGTCGCTGAGGTATACCCAAATGAAAACACCAAAGGCTTGCATACCTTAACGGACTTCGTTAATATTCCCTTAACGCGTAACGTTAAGGGTTAAGGATGATAAAAACCTTCAAGTGCGCGGAGACCAAAGCTCTCTATGACACTGGCAAAAGCCGCCAATGGTCTCAGATAGCAAAAGTCGCAACGCGGAAGTTGTTCATGCTTGATGAAGCTACTGTCCTTGATGACTTGAAGTCGCCGCCGGGGAATAGACTGGAAGCACTTAAACATGATCGGAAAGGGCAGCACAGCATCAGAATCAATGATCAATGGCGAATTTGTTTTGAATGGACCCCTAATGGGCCGATAAACGTAGAAATAGTCGACTATCACTGATAGTCGACTATTTAGGAGTCAACAAAATGTCAAAAAATGGGATGCGTCCAATTCATCCAGGCGAAGTATTACGTGAAGAGTACCTTGAGCCGTTGAACATGTCGGCTGCTGCCTTAGCCCGAGCTATTGGCGTATCGGCTCCAACTGTAAATGAAATTGTGCGTGAGCGACGTGGTATTACCGCTGATATCGCGTTACGTCTAAGTGCTGCTTTTGGTTGTACGGCACAATTTTGGATGAATATGCAAAGTACATATGAGCTACGTCTAGCTGAAACTACGAAAGGTGAAGAAATCCGAAGTAGCATAAAGCTTTTGAACCAGGTAGCGTAGTTTAAAATTATCTTAAAGCAGAGCGGTCAAGGAGAGAGACGTTGGCTTCATTTGTTGTATATAATATCCAGTTGCTACCTCTTGATACTAGTAATATTAATGAGATCGGGGCTAATGGTTATAAGCAAGTTTTTAATGAGCTTAATAACTATATTGCAGGAGCAAAAAAGCAGCGTAATCTTCATAATTTGGCATATGCCTTATTAAATGAGGCGTTCTTTGCGCCGTTCTCAATTAATATTTATGATGAATATTCTTCTGGGCATTGGCTGAAATACCATAAGAGCGAAGCTGTTGAGGATTTCTACTCTACAAAAAACCTATTTGTGGCAAAGCCTAATGATGTTGCTGTCACAAATAAAAGTGGCTTCAGATATGTGTTTGATTATAAAACACATCGTATGGCTATCGAAGATAAAAATGGCAAGCTTCCTGCTCCATCAGTATGTTTGAAAGCATTCGAGTACATATTTAAAGATATAGCTGAAAGGAATTTTCCAAATCACACCTTACAGATAAATTTGGTATCAGATCTACAAGAGTTGGAAGACGTGCTAAGCGAGGCCAGTGGATTTAAAAATATTGATACTGCATTGACTTTCCCTAATGGGCATGAATTAAGTAAGCAGTTAAAAGAGCTTAAAGATAACAATGTTCACTCTTTAAAGATGCAGGCTTCAACGCAAAGTAAAGAAACCATGATGCCGAGTTTGCCAGGGTTTTTAAGGGACATAGTTGAAGCAGCTGCTGACTATGGTAGAACAAAAATAACTTATTTTAAGGAAGAGAAGGGAAGGCTAAAGCGATTTATCTACTCCTCTGAAAAATATCCTAAAAAGATAAATCTAAGAGAGAAAGATGATGAGCAGGGGGCTAGTTTCATATTGAGGGTTCTGCAGAAGCTCAGAGAAATTGGATCTGGCCAAAATATGGAAAGGGAAAATGATATTTAAGTTTTTCTCAAAAATACCAGTTCTTGGGCCTGTTCTCAGGATCTTTAATACCTATGCTTTTAGAGGAGATGTAAGATCAGACGATAAATTGGCGGGAATAAGGTATTGGGTTTCAGGTTTCTGGGTGCAATCTCTAATTGCTATTGTCGCTACATTAGGGTGCATGCCTGAAATTATAAATTCATTTATACCGTTTAATAGTAGATTTGTTTATAGCATTGATACTCAGCCTGGAAGCCTTGCTATAAGCATTCTACCAAATCTTTTAGGTTTTGGAATCGGGGTATATGCCTTAATCTTTGCTTTAGAGTCTAAGATAATAAAAAACTTGCAAAATGTTTTTTCAAAAGCTAATGAGGAAAAGAATTTGCCGGGCTCTGCTCTTTTGCTGAATGCAACAATGGCAGTTCCTCTTGTGATTCTTACTATTACAATAGCTTTTGGCGTAGTTCAAGGAATTTGCAATGAGAATATATATGTTAAGGCCGTAACGTGGTTTTTCTTCTGGCTTTCTATAATTTTCATACTTGATTTGATTGATACTATTTTTAATATTGGAGAAGTTCATATCTCCAATTATATGAAGTAAGGAATAATAACTTTCGTTATATTTTTGGCTATAGCTATGTCTGGTCTTTAAATAAAACTCCGCACTTGGCGGAGCTTTTATTTTTAAATTACTGGTATGCTGTTAATTCATAGTATTTAAAGCGGATCACCTCATCGCCGATCCACTCGTTGAGCTGGGCCAGGCGCGTCTGGATGGGTTCGAGTTCGTTGGCCGCATAGATCAGCGCGGCATCCCGGATCGAGTCAAAGCCTCCGGCGTTGTGCGGCACGATGCCCACGAGTTGCGGCGGAGCCCAGGCCTGTGAGCATGTCGTCGCGGCTGATTCCTCAAGGCCGAGAAGTTGGCAAAAAGCTCTATCGCTTCATAGATGTGACTTGTATCACGTTTTTGCTGAATCATTCGTTTGGTTAAATTATATTTGCCGCTTCGATAACCCTATGGATTTTGGTCATGGAAGTGCTTGCAGGGATTTTTGTATGGATTGCTCTATGGATAGTTGTGGTTCGTTACCGAGGAAAGCTGAACAAGCTAGCAGCTAACGTACTGGGCGCTGTCATTGGACTGTTTATGGGATTCATGACGATAGGGATTATGGTACCTACGCCTGAAGCTACACCCGAGCAAAAAGCCCAATGGGCACAGGAGCGAAAAGCTAAGGAAGAGGCGGAAGCGCGTGATCGTGAGGCGAAAGAGCAACAGCGAATTAATGATGAGAAACTAGCAGAGCTTCAGAAAGACCGGACCACAATGGCAGGCATTATTTGCACAAACTATGTGGAAACGGCTCTGAAAGCTCCGGCATCTGCTGATTTTGGATGGGACAAAGCAGCAGGCGGATCAAAGCGGTTAGATAACCAGACGTATCTGATTCGCTCTAAGGTCGATGCTCAAAACTCCTTCGGCGCTCAGTTACGGAATTGGTACAACTGCAAGATTCAGTACATGACCGGTGATGACGCCGATCCTCGAAACTGGAAGCTCCTCGACTTACAGTTCGATAACCAGTAATCAAAAGCCCCGCTTTTAACGGGGCTTTTCGGTTTAGAACAAGCCCGGGGGCTCATCCTCTGGGTTCCAGCTGAAGATCAACACTTCAGAAGCGCTCGCGCTTTTACCGCCTCCGCCGACCGTATATTTAAGGTCGGTCTTCTCGATGTGGTAAGCGCTGAATACCTCGCGAATCGCCGGGTGATCGTTCAGGCTGATGATGGCCTTGCCTTTGAGTTGGCCCAGCACGCGGGCCATTTCCTCGAACTGCTCAAAGCCAAACGGCACACCATAGCCTTCAGTTTCCCAGTAGGGCGGATCCATATAGAAGAATGTATGTTCCCGGTCATATTTCTTGATGCAGTCTTGCCAGGAAAGGTGCTCGATGTAGGTCTGGGACAAGCGCAGGTGTGCTGCGGACAGGTTCTCCTCGATGCGCAGGAGGTTCAGGCCCGGTGGTGTCGTGGTGGCGGTGCCGTAGGTCTGGTTCTCGATCTTGCTGCCAAACGCCGACTGCTGTAGGTAGTAGAAACGGGCCGCGCGCTGGATGTCGGTCAGGGTTTGCGGATCGGTGAGCTGCAACCACTTGAACACCTGCCGGCTGGATAACGCCCATTTGAACTGCCGGACAAATTCCTCCAGGTGATGCTGCACGACCCGGTACAGGTTCACCAGGTCGCCGTTGACATCGTTCAGCACTTCGACCTCGGCCGGTACTTGCCGTAGGAAGAAGAGGGCTGCGCCGCCGGCAAAGGGCTCGACATAGCAGGAGTGCTGCGGAAACAGCGGGAAGATACGGTCAGCCAGGCGGCGCTTGCCACCCATCCAGGGAATGATTGGGGAAGTCATCGTGAAGTCCTTTTCGTGTAGTGGTTTGGTTTATTGCTGTAAAGCGAGTTCGTAAGGTTTAAAGCGGATCACCTCATCGCCGATCCACTCGTTGAGCTGGGCCAGGCGCGCCTGGATAGGTTCGAGTTCGTTGGCCGCATAGATCAGCGCCGCGTCCCGGATCGAGCCAAAGCCGCCGGCGTTCTGCGGCACAATGCCCATCAGCTGCGGCGGGATCCGCAGGCCGGCGAGCATGTCGTCGCGGCTGATGTTCTTGATCGAGCCGAAGTCATCCTTTGCAGCCACCTCGCTGATGGGAATCAGCTGAATGCCGTCCTTTTTGCCGTTGGGCGAGTACATAAACAGGTTGCGGAAGTTGCCCGGCCCCTTGGCTGACTTGAGGGCTTGCCGCATGGCGTCCACGTCGCCCTCGTTCTGGGCCGGGTCGGTCATGTAGAGGATGAAGCCGGCGTGACTGCCGTTGTTGTAATACTTGCGGCGGAAGAGGGTGGCGGACTCGTTCAAAAGCGCTGACTGCAGCGCGGCGATCCACTCCGGCAGGCCGTAGATCTCCTGGTTAATGTCCACTTCGCGCAGGTGGCAGATCGAGCCCGGCTCAAAGGCGTGTTCTTCCCTCCAGGCCTGGACCATGTAGAACTGGTCGTCCTTGCCGCGGCGCATGTACTTAGCCAGGGCAGGGGCGAGCGTCAGTGTGCTGCCCAGCATCGAACGGCGGTGTTCCAGGTAGGCATTGCCAAAGGTCAGCCAGTCCAGGACCAGCTGCTCGAAGGCCGCGCGGCTCAGGAGCTTATGCGGGATAAAAGTGCGGGCCAGCATGTTGCGTTTGAAGTTAAGGCCCGACTGCAGATAAACGCTGGCCCGCACCGATTTAGCCAGGCCGTCGAATGAAAGCGGCGGGTCGTAGTAACGACCGTTAAACCAGCATTCCAGGTAATCGAGCACCTCGCGGCTATCGAGTACCGGGACGGCATCGCCAAAGGTAAAGGCCTCAATGCCGGCCGGGTTTGAGGTATGGCTTGCCACCGGCACCGGCGGCAGATCCTGAAGGGTAGTGCTCATCAGTGAATCTCCATAAAGCCGGTATTGGCAGCGGTCTGCCCTTCGAGCGGCTCGTTGTGTAAGGCGTGAAATAAGGCCCAGGCGAGATCCGCATGGCCGGTCTCTTCGCTGCGGCCAGCGGTGTAGGTGAACTGTCGGCCGCTTGCGGTTACGGTCTTGCGAATAGCCATCAGCGCAGCGGCCATGTCGGTCCAGCCGGCATCGAATTCGAGGCGGCCGTTCTTGATCACGTCATAGGCCTTGAGGATCAGGCGCGTCTTGACCTCGGGCGAATAGCTAAAGGTGGTTACAGCTGGGAAGAATTGCTTTACCAGCTGCGCAACGCCTGAGCCCATGCCGGTGGTATCGATGCCGATATAGGTCACCCAATAACGCTGCGTGACCTTGCGGATAAATTCAGCCTGGGCGGCAAAGTCCATGCCCTTGAACTGGTGACGTTCCAGGATCCGGAACTTGCCACCGGGCACGAGCGGGGGAGCCACCACGACCAGACCCGCCGTGTCGCCGGTTTCCGCTGGGTCATAGCCTACCCAGACCGGGCGATCCCCCAGCGGCCGCATGGCAAACGGCTTGTAGTCCTCGGCCCATTCGACCCAACTGTCCACCATGCACGGCTGCAGCATGGCCAGCGGAAAGATCGACGCGCCGTCATCGACGAACTCGCACATGAGCAGGTTCTGGAAGGCCTCGGCCGCGTATTCCAGGCGCAGCTCGTCCAGGTCGAACAGGTTGCAGCCACGTTCTTCCGCATCCAGGATCGTGACGATCTGACGCCACAAGCGGTCCTCACACAGCCGGCCCTGCTGCAAGGCGCTGTGGGACACGTCGATCTTGATGTGCTGTGTGGTCGGTTTGCCCTTGTTAAAGCGCTCGCCGGTCCAGAAGTTATAGGCCTCATGGGCCATGGAGCTGGGCGTTGAAAAGTAGGTACGGCGGTACTGCTTCTGCATCGCCATGCCGGAGGCGACCTTGTTCAGCTCGTTGAACTTGAACGTCCAGAAGAATTCGTCGAAATAGAAATTGCCGTGGTAGCCCTGGGCGGTGCGGGCATTGGTGCCCAGGAAATGTAGCTCGGCTCCGTTGGACAGGATGATCGGATCACCGCTCAGTTCGGTACCGCACACCTCGCGGGCAAACGACTGGATATAGGCCTTGAAGATGTGCGCCTGGTTTTTCGAGGCGGACAAAAAGATCTGGTTGCGGCCGGTGGTGAGCGCATCGATTAGGGCTTCGCGGGCAAAGTAATAGGTGGCCCCGATCTGCCGGCTTTTGAGAATCGCGCGGGTCCGCTGGTTGCCGGCCCGATACCAGTCCTTCTGGTAGTCAAAGCAGCCATCCAGGAAAGCCTCGGTCAGCTTCTCGATGTCCTCTTCGCTGAACTCGTTGCGGGAGGGTTTCTTCTTCGGCCCTTCGTTACGCTTGGCAAGGTTCGGATTCAGCTCGGTCTCGGTGCCGCCGTCCTTGAAGCGCTGGATACGTGCCTGACGTTCCAGCTGCCGGTGCAGGAGATCAATCTCTTTGAAGTCACCACCGGTCTTGGCCTCTTTCAGGATCAGCTGCACCAGGCGCGCCTCGAGTGCTCCGCCGATGCGCTCGACGTTATCGGCCCGGTCCCATTCGTCGCGGGTCTTCCAGCTGTGCAGGGTCTTTTCTTTCTCGCCGGTGGCCTCGGTGATCTCGGAGATCCGCCATCCCATCCAGTAGAGAAACTTGGCTTGGCGGCGCGTATCCATCGGCAGGGTAATGGTGGCTTCGTTCATAACAGGACTGGCTGTGTTTGATGGCCGTCAGTCTGCCGCCTCGATCCTCATCTGCTTAGCACCGCATCTTGTAAACGGCCGATCTACAACCCCGGCTCGTTGCTGCGCCTCCCTCACAAAACGACCATGCCCTCACTGCCACCGCACCCCGCGATCCCCCGCATTGAGGACCTCACGGCATGAGCACTAAAAAGAAATTCCGTTCCAAGCAGTTCCGTGTCGCCGTTGAAGGCGCAACCACGGACGGCCGCACTATCGAACGCAGCTGGATTGAGCAGATGGCTGCCAATTACGACCCCAAGGTCTACGGCGCACGTATCTGGATGGAGCACTTCCGCAGCACCCTGGCTGATTCCCCTTTCCGCGCCTATGGCGATGTTTTGGCCCTGTCGACGGGCGAAGTCGAGATCAATGGCGAGAAAAAGCTGGCCCTGTTTGCCCAGATCGAGCCCACCGACGACCTGGTAAACATCGTTAATAACCTCAAGCAAAAGGTGTACACCTCTATCGAGGTCAACGAGAAGTTTGGCTCCTCCGGCCAAGCGTATCTAGTAGGTCTGGCCGTCACCGACAGCCCAGCCAGCATTGGCACCGAGATGCTTACTTTTGCGGCCCAGCATCCGGATATGAGCCCGCTCAAGGCGCGCAAACAATCCCCGGACAACCTGTTCACCGCCTGCGAAGAAACCTGTATCGAGCTGGAAGAAGTGCAGGAGAAGGCTTCTATCGGTTCGGCCTTGTTCTCCCGCATCCAGGACATGTTCAAGAGCAAGCAGGCTGAGGATAACCAGGCGTTTGCCCAATTTGGCGAAGCCGTGGTCGAGCTGGCTGGCCACGTGCGTGATCAGGGCGAAGACCTCGCCAAAGTACAAACCCAGCAGGGCGAATTCAGCACAAGCCTGGACGCGCTACAGGCTCGCTTCAACGAGCTGACCGACACCCTTGGCAAAACCGCCGACCACAGCCAGCAGCAGCGTCCGCCGGCCACCGGCAGCGCTGGTCAGATCCTCACCGCTTACTAAAACCCGCCGCATCTCTGGGAGAACCCCATGCGCACAGAAACACGTATTGTCTTTAATAGCTTCCTGGGTCAGGTGGCCAAACTCAACGGCGTTAGCTCAGCCGAGCAGAAATTCAACGTAACGCCCGCCGTGCAGCAAAAGCTGGAAACCGCCATTCAGGAATCCAGCGCGCTGCTGCAAAAGGTCAACGTCATCACCGTGACTGAGCAGGAAGGCGAGTCCATTCTGCTGGGTGTGAACGGCCCTATTGCGAGCCGTACCAATACCAAGGGCGGCAACCGCCGCAATCCGCTGGATCGTAGCGCCCTGGCCAAGGACAGCTACAGCTGCAAGCAGACCAACTTCGACAGCGCCTTCCCCTATCAGCTGATCGATGCCTGGGCTCGATTTCCAGACTTCCAGGTTCGCCTGTCCAAGGCCATCACCGAGCGTCAGGCCCTTGACCGCATCATGATTGGCTTTAACGGCAAGAGTGCTGAAGCTGCGACCGATATCGCTGCCAACCCGCTCCTGCAGGATGTAAACAAGGGCTGGCTCCAGAAGATCCGCGAAGGCGCAGTAGATCGCGTGCTCGACAGCGGAAAGACCGAAGGCAAGATCACGATCAATCCTGCAAAAAATGCAGACGGTAGCTTTGTTGGCGACTTCGGGACGCTGGATGGCCTGGTGTATGACCTAGTCCAGATGCTTGAGCCCTGGCACCGCAGCCGCCCGGATCTGGTAGTCCTGATCTCCCGCGACCTCATGCACAACAAGCTGTTGGCCGCGGTTGAGAAGGGCGGTTCATCCAACGTCGAGGCCAATGCCGCCGATGAGATCGTTGCCAAGGCGCGTGTAGGTGGCCTGCCGGTCGTTGATGCGCCGTTCTTCCCCGAAGGAACCATTCTGGTCACCACGCTGGCCAACTTGTCGATCTACGTTCAGGAAGGCGGCCGTCGCCGTTACCTGAAAGACGAGCCTGAGTACGACCGCATCGCCGACTACCAGTCCTCCAATGATGCCTATGTGATCGAGGACTTTGGTCTGGTTGCGTTGGCTGAACACGTCGAGGCGGTGTAACCCATGCTGACCCTTGCTCAACGTACTCAGCTGCGCAAACGCGCCGCCAGGGAGGCCGCCGAGGCCTCACCGCATGGCTCCATGGAAGGGGCCACCCGTTATGAGCTGCAGCTGGCCAAGCTGCTCCAGGACCGCCTGCGCCTAAAGCAGATCCAGTCCACCCTGGGCAAGGCCGAACTCAAGCGGCAGCTCCTGCCGGAGTACGTCGACTATGTGGCCGGCGTGCTGTCGGCCGGGCAGGGCGCGCAGGATGAGGTGCTGACCACGGTCATGATCTGGCGTATCGATGCCGGCGACTTTGCCGGTGCGCTGGACATCGCGGCCTATGTGTTGGGCAAGGGACTTGTCATGCCGGATCGCTTCGCCCGTACCACCGGCTGCCTGGTCGCTGAAGAGGTTGCTACCGCTGCGCTCAATGCGCAAAAAGCCGGCGACGCCTTTGACCTGGACATCTTGAAGCGCACCGCTGAACTCACGGCCGAGCAGGACATGCCCGACGAGGCCAGGGCCAAGCTGTACCTGGCCATCGGCAAGGCCGAGCTGCACGGCATTGATGACGAAAGCATCGGCCAGCCTGGCCAGCTCCAGGCAGCCATTGAATCCCTGCAAAAGGCCATCGGCCTGCATGACCGCTGCGGCGGCAAAAAGGATCTGGAGCGCGCCGAGCGCCTCCTGAAGAAACACGCCGGAACCCCTGGCTAAACGAGCGTCCCACGCACCCCGCCGGCTCGGCGCGGATCGAAAAGGCCTGGCCTTGTTTCGTGAAGCGCCGACCACCGGCGATCTCTTTTTAAGGCGGCACCATGAGCGGTTTTATAGCAGTAGCCCAGGCCTCCGAACTCACCGTGATCAATGACGGCTGGTGGCCCGATATTGAGGCCAACCGGATCCGTGAAGGACACCGGATCGATTCAAGCATTACCGACACGCGTCTGCAGGTTGCCATTACCAGTGCCCTGATCTCTGCCAACCGCGACCTGGTCGCGTTCAAAGCACGCAACGTCCTGCTTGGCTACAAGGGTTTAGCGGAAGTCCCGGCCGACACTATCAGTGGTGTGAGCTACTTGGTGCAGCTCTATAACCGCGCCGTGGCGTGCCTGGCCTGCTCGGAACTCTACGAGCGTTACCGCAGCTATGACACCACCAAGGCAGGAAGCCAAAGCGCTGACGAACTCACCCCTAGCATTGATGAGTACCGCCGCGATGCCCGCTGGGCCATCCGCGATCTGCTCGGCCTGGGCCGTAGCACGGTGGAGCTTATCTGATGGTCACCACCGTCCGCGCGCAGCAAAACGACACCCTCGACCAGCTCTGTTGGAGGCACTACGGCGCAACCGCCGGCGTCACCGAGCAGGTCCTGGAGGCCAATCCGGGCCTCGCCGAGCTAGGTCCCGTCTTGCCGATCGGGCACCCCGTCACCCTGCCAGACGTATCCACCACAGCCGCTGAAGCCCAAGAGGCGCAGCAGGTGAACCTCTGGGATTGATCACCATGAACAACGAGAAGCCCACCATGCCTCCCGAGAATTTTGATATCTACGCCTGGCTGATCGCCCGGCTGCAAGCGGAGTGGAGCACGATCTATGCAGGCCTGTTGGGCTGCTCGGTTGCCGCTCTGCGCGTCCTCTACGGTGGCGGAAGCTTTCGCCAGGTCCTGCTGGAGGCCCCGCTGTGCGGAGCCATTAGCCTGGCCACCAGCTCCGGATTGGACTTCTTTGGCATTGCCCAGAGCGCTGCGCCGTTCTTTGGCGGCGTTATCGGCTTGCTGGGTGTAGAAGGCGTCCGCCGTCTGGCTGACGGCTACCTGAGCAAAAAGGTGGAGGACGCCAGATGACCGTCACCTTAAAGCACGGCGACAAGGGCCAGCCCGTTATCGACCTGCAGAACGTCCTAAACAAGCAGGGCGTGCAGCTGCGCCTGGATGGTATCTATGGCGATGACACCGAAAAAGCGGTGAAGGCTTACCAGCTCAAGATTGGCCTGGTGGCCGATGGCATTGCCGGCCCCAAGACCCAGGCGCGTCTGTTGGGCATCAACGATAACAAGCACCTGCAGCACAGCGATCTGGTCAAGGCGGCAGGTCAACTTGAGGTATCGCTGGCCAGCGTCTACGCCATCAACGAAGTGGAAAGCCAGGGCCAGGGTTTCCTGCCTAACGGCAAGGCCAAGATCCTGTTCGAGCGGCACGTTTTCCGCGAGCGCCTCGAGGCGGCTGGGCAGGATATCGGCAAGCTCGAGGCTCAGTATCCCAACCTGGTCAACGCCACGGCCGGAGGTTATTCCGGCGGCACGGCCGAATGGCAGCGCCTGGCCCTGGCCCGGCAGATCGATGAGACTGCCGCGCTGGAGTCTGCCTCATGGGGCGCGTTCCAGATCATGGGCTATCACTGGCAGCGTCTGGGCTATGAATCCGTCCAGGCCTTTGTGGCGGCTATGAGCGAAAGCGAAGGGCAACAGCTCCAAGCGTTTGTGCGTTTCATCCTGGCTGACACCGTCCTGCATAGCGCCTTGAAAGCACGCAAATGGGCCAAGGTAGCCGAGCTGTACAACGGCCCGGGCTACAAGCGAAACCTTTACGACATCAAGCTGGCCCGCGCCTATGAGCGGCACGTGGATGATGCGCCTGCGGAGGCCGCGTAATGAACCGGCTGCCGTCGCAGGAAGGCGACGTGTTTGTGTTTTCCGGATCCGCTGAGATTGAGTCTGCCAACGACCTGGGCGAGGCCTTGCACCTGGCCTTGCCGGGTGTGACCTGGCTGGCCTTTGGCGGCGATCCTGAGCAGATCGAACGGGTAGCACTCACGGTCGAGCAGTGGGAAAGCAGTTGGCTCGGATGGGCGCACGCATGAGTACGCTCAAGCAGCTCGGCTATGGTCTGGCCCTGCTCGTTGCTGTGGCTGCGTTTCTCTGGATCCAGCACCTGCGCCTGGAGACGGCCGAGGCCGCCCAGGCCAGTGCCGAGAGCCGGGCGACCCAGGCCGAGCAGGACAGCCTGAGCCGGCAACAGACCATCGACACCCTTACCCACACGCTGCAGGGCGAGCGAGACGCCCAGCGGCAGCTGCAAACCGTCCAGGCCGATCTGCGCCGCGAGATTGATGTACGCAAGGCCCGACTCAAGGAACTGGAAGATGAAAACCAAGCATTTAAAGACTGGGCTGCTGCTCAGCTGCCTGATGCTGCTCGCCAGCTGCGGCAGCGTCCCGCCCTCACCGGCGCCGCAGCTTATCGTCAGTGGTTGTCCGGTAGTGACCCGTTGCACCCTGTCCCAGACCAGCCCCAGCCGTAACGGCGAGCTGCTCGAAGACATGAACACTATCGAGCACGACTGGGCTGTCTGCGCGGCCAAGGTCGACATGATCGTTGATCACCAGGAAGGCCCGCATGAATAAGCCGGAAAGCCTGCGCGCTCACCTTATGGCCGCCGTGCCCGAACTCAGGCACAACCCCGACCGGCTGCTGATCTTTATCGATCAAGGCAAGGTGCGCTGCACCGCCGCTAAGAGCCTGTCATTTGAGTACGGCTATAACCTGCAGATTATCCTGACCGATTTTGCCGGCCATCCGGATGCCGTCATGCTGCCGCTGCTGGCTTGGGTTCGGACCAATCAGTCGGAGCTGCTGGCCAACCTGGAGAAGTCAGCCGAGGGCATCCAGTTCGAGGTGGATATTCTGGACCATAGCAAGGTGGATATGGCGATCACCCTGCCATTGACCGAGCGGGTCATTGTGAAAAAACAGGATAACGGCACCTATTCGCTCACCCATGCCGGCGAGCCGCAGTACACCGAGGCTGAGGCGGCCGGTAATTACCAGGTGTATGCCGGCGGTGAGCTGCTGGCCGAATGGCAGACACCTGACGGCAGTGAAACTATGGCTCTGGAAACGCCCATGCCCAAGCGGAGCAGCCAGCCATGAGTGACGATCTGACCGCACTGGAAACCTGGCTCAATCCCCTGCTGGCCAAGCTCGAGCCGCAGGAGCGGACCAAACTGGCCAGGGAGGCGGCGCGTGAGATCCGCAAGAACCAAACCAAGCGCATCACCGCGCAAAAGAATCCGGATGGCTCCGCCTTTGAGAAGCGTAAGCCGCGTGACTTACGCAGTAAGCAGGGCCGGATCAAAACCAAGATGTTTATGAAGTTGAAGATGGCCCGCTACCTCAAAGCGCAAGGCAGCGAGCAGGCCGTGACGGTCGGCTTTACCGGCCGGGTCGCCCGGATCGCAAGGGTACACCAGTACGGCTTGAAGGACCGGGCCGAGCGAGGCGCACCGGACGTTCGCTATGCGACGAGAAAACTGTTGGGGTTATCTGAGCAGAATATGAATTATCTGCAGGATATAATCATTAATCGCCTGCACGGCTGAGATTATATTTCCTGAACGCCATGCGTTCTTCAATTTCTTGAGCTACCCCTGTGTATCCAGGAAAGAGCTTCGCAGGACCATAATCAATCTTTCTTAATAATCTAGCTAGCTCATATGCTTCCGAGCGGGGTAGGGACGCTTTGATAAAAATATCAACCCTGGAGTTGATTCTATTGTCTACCAGATTTTCGATAAGCTGATCTAAAGGCCGTCTGTCTACGGGGCTTTCTATGCCTTTACTGAGATTGTTAGTAAGGCTGTTAATGCCTCTTAGCGGAATGGACCAATGTGTGAATAGCCCTCGCTGGGCCCCTAGATTTGGATTGTTGGCATAGGGTGGTGTAACTATCTTAAACGGTGACTTAGGAGCTAGAATAGTTGTACCGATTACATTGTCATCAATGTTAAGTCCCCAAATACATAAATCGCCTTCGTCAGATCCTAATTCTTTCGGCGGTTTTGACGCAAAAAACGCTGCAACTAGTGGATCATAAGTCCAATCAAGCAAGCGAGTAAAAATGCCATAGTGTTGTGCAAGGCCTGCCGCTTCTAATAGATCATCTGGTAGCCAAGCGTCACCCTCAGGCCAATTAAACATGACATTATGATCGACAGGACGATATAGGCTTTGCCTCATCCTTTCAGATATAGGAACATTTAGTCCTCTAGAGTCCGAGATTTTATAGAAGTCTCGGATTAGCTGATATTCATAGTAAGCCTGAACGTAGTCGATATCATTTTTTGCACCATAAGTAGCGATTTCTGCCATCGACATATAGTAGAGCTTTTGTTCATTTTCCTTACGAAGCGCAGAGGGTACTAGCTCATAGCTAGCGTTAGAATGTCCTCGGAAAATACAACCACGCGGAAAAATTCCTTCTCCCCATGGCATAAGCGCATTTAATAATTCGCTTGCTTTTGTATACCTGTATTCTTTTATAAGCATTTGGTGTGCCTAGAATGTATAAGATGGAAATGCCTTAATACGCTTTAGTGTCAAGGTTGATCTAAAACCTTTAATTAAAGACTTTAAAGTGTTCGTTAGCTATATGTTTCTTCCGCTTTAAATAGAAAAGTGAATTATATTTTAGTGGCCGGACTTGTTTAGTAATATTTCAACTTCACTATTGATTGAGTTTATTAGGCTTTCAATCTCTAAAGAAAGTGATTTCATGCCGTCAGCTAAAGGGCCCATATTTAAGTATTTAGCCATAATTAGCATTTCTTGATCGTGTAGGTATTCTATCTTTTTTAAGATATTTGGATTTTCGAGTAATTCCTTGCTATATTCTAAAGCTTTCTCCTGAACCTTCTTGTTTGCATGGTCGATGACCATCTCGTATTTTTTGTTATTTAATTCAATCATTTTTATTAAGCCTTTGGCTCTCATATAAGCGCGAACAATTTTTTCTGAGAGATCTGAGGGGATTTTAGCAAGCCCTACTGGAGATGAATCGTATAGGGGGAAAACATTATCTCCTATCGGCAGCACTGCTAGGTATGGAGCTCCATCTTCCCGCGAGTACAATTCTTCCTTGAATTCTTCGCTATATATTTGCCAAGCCGTTAATAATTCTGCTCGTATTAATTTTATAGTATTCTTGGTTATTTCTTGTTCACTTTCAGCTTCGCGTTTTTGTTGTAGTGTGTGCGATTGGTTAGTTGCCTTCATTGTGAATCGACCGCCCACAACGGCACCAATGAAAGCGCTTATAAGCTCCTTAAAGGGAATATTTGTATATGTACTGGAAAGCCACTCATAAAAATGTTGCATAAAAATTTCCGATTTTTGTTTGTTAATCTATACAGTGATTTGAACTTTAGCCTCATCTTGTAAAATAAGCTTTTACAACCTCCGCTAGCTGCATGCCTCGCTCGTCCCTTTCATCCTTGGCGGCATGAATGAATACGCCGCCCTTTCCCGCCTGATCGAGAACCTGATCCGCCTTGGCACTGTTGCCGAGGTGGACCATGGCAGTCTCAAAGACCATCGACCTCCACGCCTTCGCGTCCAGAGTGGCGAGCTGCTGACTGGCTGGCTGCCCTGGGTCGCCTTTCGCGCCGGTGCTAATACCGAATGGGATCCGCCCACAGTAGGCGAGCAGGTCGTCGTATTCAGCCCCTCCGGACAAACCGCCCAAGGCATCGTCTTAACTGGCCTGTTCAGCCAGGAGTATCCGGCCAATGCTGACCGCGCCGGCCTGCACCGCCGCTCCTATAGCGATGGAGCCGTGGTCGAATACGACAGCCAGAGCCATACGCTTATGGCCACTCTGCCCGATGGCGGCAAGGTCAGGCTCACCGCGCCCGGTGGCGTCTCGATTCTGGGCGACGTGGATATTAATGGCCTGGTTACCGTCTCGAACGATGTTATTGCGGCCGGCATCAGCCTGGTCAAACACCCGCACGGCAACGTCGAGCCGGGCTCCGGACAGTCGGGAGCGCCGCTCAAATGAACCGCAGCACCGGCCTCTCCCTGACCGACCTCGAGCACCTGCAGCAGTCCGTGGGCGACATCCTCACCACGCCGGTAGGTTCACGGCTCATGCGCCGCAGCTACGGCTGTGACCTCTTCGAGCTGATCGACAAGCCCTTAAACGACGCCACCGCCCTAGAAGCCAAGGCCGTGGCCGTTATGGCCCTGATGCGTTGGGAGCCGCGCCTGCGCCTGACCCGTATCGGCCTATCGCTGGGCGACAGACCTGGCCAGGCCTTCGTTGACCTGGAGGGCTACAGCACGGTGAGCGATGCCGCCGTGAGCCTGCGCGTCCCCTTAGCCTTTGGTGGAGTCTGACATGGCCAGCACCTTTACCCCGATTGACCTCTCCCAGCTGCCCGAGCCAACGATTGTCGAGCAACTGGACTTCGAGTCGATTTACGCCGAGCGCAAGGCTGCATTGATTGCCCTGTATCCGGCCGATCAGCAGGCTACCATCGCCGCGCGCCTGGAGTTGGAGTCCGAGCCCTTGGTCAAGCTCCTGCAGGAGAATGCCTACCGCGAGCTGCTCTTGCGTCAGCGCGTCAACGAGGCCGCCTTGGGCACCATGCTGGCCAAGGCTACCGGCACTGACCTCGAGCAGATCGCCGGTGGCGTCAACCTGACCCGCCTGACCATTACCCCGGCCGATACGACCAGCGTGCTGCCGATTGCTGCGGTGATGGAAGCCGACGATGCCCTGCGCGAGCGCGTACAGATGGCCTGGGAAGGTCTGAGCGTAGCCGGCCCGCGTAATGCCTATATCCTGCATGCCCGCAACAGCAGCGGCCAGGTCGCAGACGCCTCGGCGGTCAGCCCTTCGCCTGCCGTGGTGGTCGTTACCGTTCAGGCCTATGACGGCGACGGCACCGCCTCGCCCGAGTTGCTGGAAATCGTGGCCGAGGCGCTCAACGATGAAGACGTGCGTCCGTTGGGGGATCGTGTCACCGTCCAGTCCGCCGAGATCCTGCGCTACAGCGTCAAGGCCCGGCTCTTCCTGGAAAACACAGGGGCCGAGTCCGAGCTGATCCTGCAGAGCGCCCAGAAAAACCTGGCTGCCTATGTAAACCGACGCCGACGCCTGGGCGTCATCGTGGCCCGCTCCGGCCTTGATGCCGCGCTGCATGTGGCCGGTGTCGCCAAGGTCGAGCTGGACGGCTGGACCGATATCGTCCCCACCAACGCCCAAGCGGCCTACTGCACCGGGACCAGCGTCACCCTGGGAGACCAGGCATGAGCCTGCTGCCTCCCAACTCTACCAAGCTCGAGCGCCTTGCTGCGGAGGCCTTGGCCCAGATCAAGCGCGTGCCCATTCCGCTGCGCGACCTGGTGGATCCGGACCGCTGCCCGATGGAGCTATTGCCCTATCTCGCCTGGGCGCGTTCGGTGGATCGCTGGGACAGCGCCTGGTCGGAAAAGACCAAGCGTGAGGTCATCAAGGCCTCGTATTTCGTCCACTCGCATAAAGGCACCATTGGTGCGATCCGTCGCGTGGTCGAGCCGCTGGGCTACCTGATCCGCGTCCGCGAGTGGTGGCAGGAGTCACCCGAGGCCAAGCCCGGCACTTTCAAGCTGGATATCGGCGTGTTGGATAGCGGCATCACAGAGGAGATGTATGACGGCCTGGGCCTCTTGATCGATGACGCCAAGCCCCTCAGCCGGCACCTGACCGGCCTTGCCGTCAGCCTCGAAACACGCGGCACGCCGTATATCGGTGTGAGCACCTACCAGGGCGAGACGCTCACCGTTTACGCCTATCAACCCGAAGCCATTGTGGTCGGCGGCCGCTACTCGGCCGGCGGCATCTCTCACGACATCGACACCTTGAGCATCTACCCATGAGTCAGACCTATTACGCCATTCTCACCGCTATTGGCGAGGCCAAGCTGGCCAACGCAGCCGCGCTTAACACCACCCTCAAGATCAGCAAGATGGCCGTAGGCGACGGCGGCGGTAGTGTGCCTACCCCTGACCGCAGCCAGACCGCGCTCAAGGGCGAATGGTATCGCGCCGGGCTAAACAGCCTGACCGTGGACAAGGCCAACAGCAGCCAAGTCATCGCTGAGCTGGTAATCCCCGAAACCACCGGCGGCAGCTGGATCCGCGAGATGGGCCTGATCGATGCCGACGGCAACCTGATTGCGGTGGCCAACACCCCGCCCAGCTACAAGCCACAGCTGGCCGAGGGGTCTGGCCGCACCCAGGTCCTACGTATGGTTCTGATTGTCAGCAGCACTTCAAGCGTCGAACTCAAGATCGACCCGAGCGTTGTGCTGGCCACACGCGGCTATGTGGACGATGCGATCACCGTGGCGATCAACCGGCTGGACAACAAGCAGTCGGTCCGCGCGGCCACTACCGCCAATATCACCCTGAGCGGCCTGCAGACCGTCGATGGCATCGCCCTGGTGGCCGGTGACCGCGTCCTGGTCAAGAACCAGACCACGGGTAACGGAAACGGCCTGTATGTGGCCGGCACCGGCGGCTGGCTTCGTGCGGCCGATGCAGACGAAAACGCGGAGGTCACACCGGGACTGACCGTTTATGTCGAGCAAGGCACAACGCAGGCTGACACGATCTGGAAACTCATTACCGATGCGCCTATTACCCTGGGCAGCACGGCCTTGAGCTTTGCCGATATCACCCAGGGCTATATGCCGACTAGTGGCGGCACTTTTACCGGGCCGGTCAAAGGCCAGACACCGCCCCGTTTCGACATCAGCAAACAGTTCATTACCAGCGAGTTTCTCAAGCAGAATTCCGGGCATTTCAGCGGTTGGAATGCCGTCTCGGCCAATACCACGTTTACCGGCGCTGATTGCGGCACGCACCTGGTCACCAACGTAGGCACTGGCGATGTGGTTGGCACGCTACCCCTGGCGAACTCGGTACCGCCCGGTACGACTTTTACCCTCGCGCATGCCTCGGCAGCCATGAACAGCTTTTCTCTGGCTGCCCAAGGTACGGATGTGCTGGTGATGGATGGGCTGGACGCCAACATCTCGCCTTACAAGATGGTACCCAACGAGACCGTCACCCTGGTTTCCACCGGCGGAAGCACCTGGAAGATGGTTTACAGCAACGGTCCTCTGTTCCTGAAAAAAGGCATCAGCCAGCTCAAGGGCATGATCCGGTTGATCGCAAGCGGAGCCTTTACCGTTCCGGCCGGCGTGACCACCTTGTATGTCTCGGCCTGTGCCGGCGGTGGAGGCGGTGGCGGTGGAGCGGGCTACAACGCGAACTTTTCCGGCGGAGGCGGAGGTGGCGGCGCAGGCTATATCGCCCTTCGCGTCCCGGTTGCCGTCACACCTGGCCAGGTCTGGAACATCGTCATTGGTGCCGGCGGCGCGGCGGGTATCTCCGGCGCGAATGGCGGAGCCGGCGGTGATGGCGTAGCCGGTGGCAATACTTCGCTCACCTTGGCCGGCGCATCGACCAGCATCCTGACCCTTATGGGCGGTACAGGTGGCCGGGGCGGCGGCGCAGCGGCGCAAACCGGCGCAGGCGGTGCAG